AATTGCTACATAACCCTCGGCACCTGTCACCCTGTAACCTTTTCTCGTTTTAACGAAAGTGTCGAGGTTTTGTAACTGGTTCAGTTTATTTATAAGTTTGAGTTTCGCAAGGACAATTAATTTCTGAAGTTCAAACATCTTCGTCAGGTTTGCTTTGTTCCTAGGTGAAAAGAATTTTAGGATTTCGTCTCGCTTGGTTTTTTGCGCGGTCTTCCCCTTTTCGGTGCTTCGCTTGTCGATTTCTTTTTGGTACTTGTCGTTGATGTATCTGACGAGCTTTTCCGTGTGCGCTTTGGTGTTGGCGATGACTTGGCCTTTGCGGACGAACGTGTTGTTGAACGTTTCGATGGTTTGGGCGAGGGTTTGGTTTCCTTCAAGTTCTCGGAGGGTTGTTCCTGCGATCCCATTAAACAGTCTACCAATCTGCGAAAGTATTTCATTAACATCTTCTGTCTCCCTTTTGGTCATAGTTGCTCGAGTGGCATCTCGAAGCATTGCATCTTGAGACCACACATTGGAAGACTTCTTTAATGCCTTCACGTTCACACCATACGATGCTTTCATAGTCTCGAATGTTTTACCAGTATATGTAGTGTGCCACACTACGCCTATTTTTGCTTTCTTGATTGTTTCTGCTTGCTCAGAAGGCACCGCATAAACAATCGTATTTGGATGGAATGTGACATATTTCTTACCATCTATTTTCTTAGTAGATAAGTCACCTCGACCAAACAGAAAGTCGCCCTGAATCACCCCTTTAATTCCCAAAGCAGGTAAATATTTCAGAGCGTCTTTCAGTTTGGCGTTAAGATCGCCTGACGTATCAGCGTCGATCTCTGCGTTGGTCTTATAGACCTTTGGGTTCTTGTTAAAGATCCCTTTTTTGGCAACAAAGAACTGCCCGTCCCTGGGGTCAGTGCCAGCGAAGATAGCAGGAGCGCCATCCCATTTAACTGATACACTACCCTCTTTCTTGCCTGAAAGCATATCTCTCATGTCGCGCAAAGCAAAAATCGCTTGGCGCGTGCCTTTGACACCACCGTACAGCACCTTGTCCTCGATGTGAGTCATGTGCGTATTCTTTTGTTCTGTCAAAGTTTCCGAAAAAGTTTTCATTAGATTCGTTGATCCCAAAATGATTTACTCAACTCTCCTCTCGTGACATCTGGATCACCAACACGTCTGACTCGTGTATAAACTTGATGTGATCCGTCAGTACGCACGCCAGCAACTTGTTTTTGCCAGAGAGCAGTTTGTTTTCCGCCTGGGTCCGGAGGATTGTTGTCGTATTCCCAATTGGGGTTACCTGGTATATTTTGCCACGCCATAATAGTTTCCTATGGTAAAATTATTGCTCTTTCGTCAATATCTGCCGACTTACCGATAATCGGTCCAATGTTGTACGGCGATTTACTTACCGATTTAAATTGTATCTCCATAGTAATCTGGTATCCTTGTCCGCCTGCGAACGGAAACCCTTTTGTTTTCTCATTCATTGCTGCTTTCGTAACACCTTTCGACTGTATCCTAATTCTCAAAACAGAATTATGGTGATTGTCCCATAAAGGTATTTTGTCGTTTCCTCTTTTTCCTTTATTCAGTTTTGCTGGATCTCTGTCACCAAGCAAATAAAACCCATGAGTCGCTACGTTTAGATAATGAGTATCTTTCAGGTTATAATACTTACTTATTGTATTTGCAGGGAGCGGAAAATATATGTCAGGGCAATTTTTTAGATCGTACTTGTATCGCTCCTTCAACTTATATTTTGACGCTGCCGCTCGCGCGACCCACTTATTATCTCTCTCTTTCTGTATAAAAGGTTCTGCTTTCCACTTTCTTTTAATTGCCTGCATTACGCCTGCTTGTTCACCTAAACCCTTCAAAAACTCCTTTTCTTTATTTCCGTCAGTTTCACCAAAGTCATACTTTTTCTTTCCAAGGTGATGTATGACCAGAGAACCAGCAGATGCCAAATCTTTTTTTAACTCGCAACCATATTCGCGGTTAGAAACAAACAAATCAAGGTCAGGTCTGTCAGAGGATGCACCTGCAGGAACGTAATTTGGTTTGACCCAACCAACCTTCTGTAAACTGCTCGCAACATTTTCCTCATAAAGAAACCCTAACTGTGCCATCAGAATTTAATCTGTCTTCTCGTTGTAACCTGAGGCGTAACTCCCATGAAAGACAATGCCTTTCTCACCCCAGTTTTAAATATTCCTGCTACTTTTCCAGCAACGCCAGACATTTTTGTTTTAATTTTTCTGACGAGCGATGATAAATTAACCTCGCTGATGTCTTCCCACGTTCCGTACTCGACATCCTCATCCATTGCGTTGACAATCAGCGAGATAACAGACCAAAAGTTATATTCGCCAGTTTTGACTCCCTTGAGTTTTCTTGACGAAGTTTTAAACCTTGCCTGCAGTTTCATCTTATCAGCGATTCGAGCGCAGTATTCATCATCTTCTACGCTGTGTACCTGAACCCCAGATCCGTCATGATTGGCAACAAGCATCCACTCTGCCGCAGCAGGATTTGTTCTTCCATACTTTTGATAACCAGACATTGCTTCTCTAGCAAAGGCAATCTTGAAGTCGCGATTATTTTCAAATAACGCGCCGAGTTCTTTCATCGCATCTTTGTGCGCCTTTTCGCCTTTGTTGACAACTTCGTTTTCGCCTGACTTGATCAGTGGGCGGAGTTGCCCTGGGGCAACAGTTGCTGTTACAAAATCTTCAAGTATTGATTTTGCTTTTTGGTATTGTGGGTCTTTCGTGATTTTGTTGGACGACTCGTTGACTGCTGCATAAAAAGTTGCAGTTGATTCTGACTTACCGCCAGACATAAGTTGAGCCATTCCAATTTTGAGAGAGATTCTCATGCCGCCGATGAGGATATCGGTCTTTGGGGTTGTATCAGTAGCGCCATGAGATTTCCAAAATGGTGTCAATCCGCTTTTAGCGCGACCATACTGTTCTGCTTTTTTGCCTTTTAACTTCGGGTACTTTTTCAGCAGAGCGGTGGCAATTTTTTTACCTGCTTCCATTGCCGCAGGGTTTGAAGTAACTGTTTTGTAAACAGAGTCAGAGATGCCAGAAGCAGAGGCAGTTGTCTTCTTGCCCTGTATCTCATAGAAACCAAGAACAATTGCTGCTTCGTAATCTTCTGCTTTTAACTTGCCTTCAGTTAAGAAATTTTTAAACGAAATTGTCATCAGAATTTCCTTAATGTTTCATCTATTTATAATGTCAATACTTCGGATAGTCAGCAGGATCCTCCTCCATTAGTGAATTAATTCGATCAACGATTTGTTGTTTTTCCGCTTCCGTGTATGAGTCCCAGTATTCAACTTCTCTGAGGAATCTCTTACAACCAATGCAGTATGCGTTCCAGGTAGGATCTAGAACACATACTCCAATACAAGGCGATTTGACTTTAGGCATTATAAGTTATTGCAACTCTATAACCAAACCACTGAAACGAAATGCAATAAAACGTAGGATGATGATTGTCAAGATAAATCACCAAGGCAGGCGTTAAAGCAAACTCACTATATTGCCGCCACATATTTTCAATATCAAACTCAAACTTCCAAATTTGCTTACTCATTAAAATTCTCCTGGGATAAGTCGCGAATGTTTTTGATTAGTTTCGTCCAACGTGGCAAACAAAGTTCTGAAGATTTTGTTGCCCTGGTATATATCAGCACGCGGAAAACCTTCAACTGTTCTTCCGAGCGAAACTGATGTTTCAGTAGATGTTTTGACTTCATGACATTGCGCGATGGTGTGCGCAGCGTCGTGTATTTCGTTCCAGATTCTTAGGAAGTCAGTCTCCGCATACTGCACGTCGACCATCATGTCATCAGACATGTGAATCATATCAACAACTTTAAGTCGGTTCATTAATTACTCCTGTTCCATTACAGGTAGGACATACGACTTCGGTTTTATTGTCCTCCGCAGTCGGTAGCGATTTTCGTCCAATACTACCGAAGTCGTACACTGTCCAAACTGTGTTTCCGATTTTCATTGACTCGCCAGGATTAACTATAGCATTTACGTCGTTCAATGTCAAATCGCGTTCTTTAATGAGAACACCCTTTTCAATCATTTGGACCAGTTGCTCGTCAGTCAACCAAAGAGTAAGAGGTCTTAGTGATTCGAAAAGGGTGGGCATTAGTGAATGACCATCTCGCCAACTTCAACGAAGTCAACTGATCGAGTTCGCTGAGCGTCAAGGGCACCGTCAATATACCAGTCGGAATAAGTGTTGGGACCCCAATCATCTGCTGCGCCAGAGTCAAAATACTTTGAGTAGATGACCACGGCAATTTGATCAACTACAGAGTCGCGAGTTTGACCGCGAGGCATAGTAAACCAGTCAATCGGCAGTGAATAGTCAGCAAGTTTAGCAAGATCGCTGTTGTCGAGTTCGTCGACTTTCTCGACGATATAGTCAAAAATATCAGATTCGTCCATTGTTTTCTCCTTAATCATTTTCATATATTATACCCGCCAAACATCAAAAAGAAAACCATAGGTAAGTTATTGATTTGCAAATAAAAAGGGGGACTGGCGTCCCCCGTATTTATTTTATACTGCGGAAGCAGCGAGAGCCTTGTAACCAGCGGCGATTACTGACTTGGAAGGTGTTCCAAGACGATAGAAGCCTTTGGTTTGACCCTTAGTGTTCGTTCGCTGGTTCAGATATACAGGATATCCTGCGAAACGAATGTTTTGGATCACTGCACGAGGGTTCTTAGCACCGAAACGGGCAGAGATTTGCTTTGCGGTCAGTTCTTGACCGTCCATGAGAGCGTTCAAAACGCGAGTAGATTGAGACATTACTGTCCTCCATTATTTAAGTTACCAGTACAGATCAACGAGAAAGTCTTGAAGGTCAAATGCTTCCGCTTCCCAAGGCATACGGCAGTAATAATCTTCCGTAATTCCTGGTTTGAGCGTAGCGCTGAGCAACTTGTTGTTCAGTTCACCTTTAAGGTTCTGCTTCACATGTACCAATTCATGTGCCAACGTAGTGGCGATTTCCTTTGCCGAATAAGCAAAGTTTTCTTCCTCGTCGATAAATCGGCGGGAAAGATTCACGTGGATCATGCGTTGACCTGCTTCAACACCAAAGTCAACACATGTTCCTGCGTCGTTCTCCTCGAGGTTCTTCTCGATCTGAATGCCCACTAAGACATTCTTCTTGAGGTCGCGAGGAAAAAAGTGATTCATAACATCACTTGCAAAATCTTCCAAACGATCCTGCTCGGGGAAACGACCAATAAACTGTAACGTAATCATGAGATATATTCTACCCTAAAAATTTCAGGAAAGCAACTATGCGTAAGTCCTTGATACATATCGAATTTTATCTCGTGGTTCCGGAAACATCCACTGACATTTAACGTAACCATTGATCAAACGCTTCGCCTGACGAACTGCAATGACCACTGACGGGTCTTTACACTCACCAAAGTCCAATATCTTATCGCATTCAACGAGCGCCTGTTGACGTCCTGAGACCTCCACAACACCATGTTTACCGTTCTTGATGAACTCAACCTGATAGTTCTTGAGCGTCTCGTTCTCCTGTTCTTCCTCGATCGCGCGTTCAATAATGTCATTACAGACTGACAAGGGAACCTTGCTGACTCTCTTGGAGAGAGTCTCGTCAAGGATGATTCTACGATACTTAGAAGGGATCTGTTTATGGTTGCTGTACATTATGCTGCCTCCGCATATTCAATTGCTTTATTAACGGCGATCAACTTACGCCCAGAGTTATAACCAAACCAGGAGGACTGCAGACGCGTCTCGGCGGTGCGACCCAACTTGTGGTCAGTTAAGTAGGTGACTGCGTTGACCGCATTCCACCAGGAACCCATGGCATAGTCAGCGCCAGGTTGAGTCTCAAGCACGTCATACGCTTGCTTGGCGTTGTTGCTTAGATCCTCATAGGTTGCAACCTGACGTCCCTTAGAACCAGCATGAGGGAACACGGTGTTGAAGAACTGAATAACGTCACCAGTCTTCGCCTTCTTCTTAGCGAGGAACTGAGCGAACTCTTTGTACTGCTCAAACTTCTGGTGAGCGATACCAAGTTGCTCCTTAACCATGTCAGGATTAAACTCACGACGATGATTTAAAGTCACCTCGTTCTTAGAGGTAGCGCTCAAGGACATCTGCAGAGTGTTGTTACAAACAACTCGGATAGGTGTCATACGAACGTTCAACGACTTACCATACATGTGAGGGTTGGTGAACAGCATAAAGTTGTCGACCTGGTCACCAGGAAGGACGTCGAACGACTCCTTGATCTTGGCGAGTACCCAGACGATCTGACCGTTCTTGAGAGAACCAGCGGTGTGCATCTCCATGTCACCTGCGGCGCAATACTCGTTGAAAAAGTTAAATGCTTCTTCGTTCTGTACAGGTTCCCAGTCATTGCCGACGATATCCAACACTTTATTGTCTTCGTCACGCAACAGCGCCATTTTATTGGGAACATGAATACCGTCGAGGATATACATGTTCTGCTTGCTAACCGACCAGTCAACACGAGCTTTCTGCATCATCTGAACTGGACTCAAGTCATTAGAGACTTTCTCACCTAGACCGTGCCAAGGGAGTTCCCCAGCATAAGCCATTGTTTCTACTTCATGTGACATTACTTGTCCTCCGATTTTTTCAAAAAGAATACATTACCAGTCTTTGCTTTGAACTCAACGCTAATGATGCCAAAGTTGTTGTCAAGGTAATCCATTGCCATCATAATTGCTTGATACTCATCGCCTTTAAACGTGGAGTTGAACAGCATTTCGCGATTAAAGTTGTCCAACCTGGGGACCGGAGTCCCCATATCACCATTAACAACATCAGTGTCACGAAACAAAGAATAACGTTTAGACATAATCACACACCTCCTGCCAAAGTTCCTGAACTTCCTGAGCGTGGAAGAAACCACCTTCCTCAGCAGCGTCATCAGAACCAGCAAGTGCTTCGATGAAGAGCGAAGAAGACATAGTCTTCCAACCTGGACGACCGCCGCCATGCTTACGAATAAAGTTGGCGACGATAACTGGGTTATCACTTCGACCAATCATTGAGTCATCATCAGCGTACAACACAAACTTAGCATCTTCTATTCCAACGAAACCGATTTGCTTTTCCATTTTCTTTCCTTTTCTGTTCATGAGTATATTATACCATACAGATGTTTTAAAATCAACTATTAGTAAGTGCCTGATTTTCAAGGAGTTTTTGGAGTTGCTTCGGACTGAGTTCTTTGAACTTCCTACGAGTCACCGACCATTGCTTGTAGGGTTTGATGAATCGCTTCTCAATACCCTTGTCTGGACCCGCCATAGGTATGACACCTATGAGCCAAGTCCGATCAGTGATGTAGATATGATTGGGGACTTCATATTCGCACTTGTCCCACACGGTGATTTCTTGCTTATAGCGAACTGTCACGATATCATCTCAGAAATTTCAGTGGCGTATTTTTTATTGGTTACAGGAACTGCGTTGGACTTGTGGAGGGTTGCGATTCCGATGACGTAGTCTCCGGTGTATCTTGGAGAATCTTTGCTATCTCCTCGCGCTGTTGCTGGAGAAGCCACGCACGATGCGAAGCGTTTTGCCTCAGCCGCACGTTCTTGAGCGATTGTCTTCGTTGGTTTGTATTCTTCGAACTTTGGTGGGACATATTTCGCACAGACTTCTCCTTTTACTTTGCGTGGTTTGCGTTTGCGACCGTTGAGATCGTATCGAGAATTAGTATGTATAATCACTTAGTTCTCCAACTTTACTTGATGTCTAATAGTGTACGCTTTTTTGTACTCTTCATCAAGCGACAAGATACAGGCAACGGCAAACTCCATACCTTCAGCATACCAATCCATACAATCGGCCATCTTGTCGTTGTGGTCGTTGTCGTACTTGTGCACCAGACCGCGAGTGAAGGCGATCTTCTTGTTGAGCATTCGTCGTAATTCACGGGACAGGTCAGACCGACTGATGGTCATTGGGATCTCGTTCATCTTCAGGTTTGATGCTACCATTACTTAACCTCCAATTCGTCAAAGTTGGCGCTTAACAAAGTATTCTCGTCCCACACAAGGACCACAGCTTCACGCTTGCGATCAACTTGGCGTATAAAGCACAAGCGACCTTGATAACGTGCCAAACCATCCACCTTGATCCAAGAATAATTCATTACGCTACCTCCATGTTTGGGAGTGGTTCAAAGGGTTCGTCGCTATACTTGTCGACAAACTCGTAAAGATCGCCACGGAAGACGGTGTTGTAAGCACATCCACCAGTCTCATAATTACGCAAGATTTTTAAGCAATGAATCTTACGGTTTTCGAC